CCTTTATCATCTGAAGATACTTCGAATGACATGATGCTCTCATAATTCATTTCAGCTACTGTGATCCTCACCATCTGTTCTAGTAAGCATAGAGCGCACAAGTGCAATAAAGAAGACAAGTAATGGAATATGCCCTGCATTGTGTTTCCCATACACTTGAGCCTACTCGAATCATAAGAGGCCAAGCTTGACTTCACATTCTTGTTCAGCACAGCGTTCTTTATCTCATTCAGTGTTGGATCTTCCAAATCAGTCGTAGGATGATCTATAATTGATTCCATGAGAGCCGCTGGAATCTCTATCTCCTTCTTGGTATTCGCGTTACCTATATGGGCTACCGCGGGATGATATTTCTTGGGCAACAGTCTGAACAAGGGTAGTGTGACTGACTTTGCCTGAAGATAGTTTGCCCATTGAGTTTTGTCACCACTACCATTGAGAGTTATGCTCTTCTTCGGCTCATCAGATTGACTCCTCTTAGATTTATGCTCAGATATGAAACCATCCTTCGTCTCTGGGCCTGTCAGTTTCTCCTCATGGATCTCATTACAAATTGACCTAGCTAAGTCCTCTAGAACTCGTTGTAGGATTCTACCAAGTATTGTCAGTATATAGATTTCTCTCACTCCAGTCAGCTGGTTTTTCTTGAAAATCTTCACAGTAAATTTTGAGCCTTCTTCTTCGAATGCCGTGAAGAGTTCATATAAATCGTCAGATGGCGACATCCCTTTAGCGACACCCTTTTGCCTCAATTCAATAACTGCTTCCAAGCATTTTATCGTCTCACCAACTATGATATCATTTCCTTCATCATCCTCATATTCACATTTCCGATTTCCGCTTTGGTCATGATACTTGCTGACGCTCACCTCACCATTATCCACATATGAGGACTTTGTGGATGCAAGAATGTCATATGTTGACCTCAGTAAAGTGGGCTCAACTATTGTTTTCTCAATCCAATCATCGAATCCCTCTCCTGCTCTATAGTCATTCATGCTGATTCCTCTTTGATGCAAGAGTTTTGATTTCAATAGATCCGCACCTAGGATGATTGCTCTAGCATTAAACTCATAAATCCCTAATTCCGGATCAAGATGTTTATCCCATTTGTCTGGGCTATCGCCACTGATTAAAATCTTGTCCATATGATGGTTTTGTTTACCGAGCTTGGAAGTTATTTGCTTGGCAGCGGGTCCTTTCTCAGCTTCGTCCTTGTTGTGGTAGATCCCAGAATATGCCGCTTTCAAAAAGCTGCGCGCATTAATAATTGGAAACCCAAATGGAGTGTTCACATTAGGCAATTTGTCATGCTCATGATCCTCTGTTGCGTCTTTAGCAGTGTCTTCAGCAATCTTCCTGTGAGACAGCACAGAAGTTTCCTGAGATAATGTCTCTGAGTCTAGCGATTCATGCTCATTTATGAGGCGTTTCAGGGCTAATAACAATAATGGATCCCTCACACAATTAGGCAACTTCTCAGCTAGCCTGTCAGCTTCATTCTTACAATTCCGAAATCCAGTGAATAGTGAAAAATAATAGTATCTGAAGTTGCTAGTAACTGCTGCAAATTCTTCAGTGTCACTGAGATGAGCTAGTAGACACCACTTAATAGGTTCGACCAGATTCTGGATAGAATCTATATCAACATCTTCTTGTAGCGACCCTAGAGTCTCCAGATTCTCTGATACCATCATAATGAACTGAGGCATACTGTTCATTTCATGTGAGGCTCTGATCCTGGAGGTAGAAATAAATTCAGTGTAGCTCCAGCCGAACCCTGGATCCACCACATTTTCGAACAGAGTGCTGATGGATCTACCTTTGAACACTACTGAGTAGAAAACCGGTTTTGGATTGTTAACAGATCCTAAGCTGGTAGGCTTGATTATGACAAAGGCTTCAAATCCGAGAATCTTCCTTATGATGAAGCAATCAGTCTCTTGATTTCTTGATGCGTTAGCATTCACTTCTGCTATGACTCTATCTCTGAACTCTAGAGCTTGCATCACTTCCATCTTAGATAGTTTACCAAACAAGTCCTTCACAAAATCTGCGTTGTTATCCTCTTGAATATCATACTCATTCAGCATTGTGTCATCCTCGTTGAACACAAATGGCTCGCAAAGGAAGTCTTCCAGAGGCCCAGTGTTAAATGATGGATTGAGCTCTTTGTGCTTGATCACTGGATCACTCTTTCTCTTCTTGTTGTGCGACTTGGCCTGAACTCCTCTATCTGCAAGTTCATCGCGCATCTTGTTTGTGAAGTCACGGACCCTAGCAATATCACCTTTGTCAACTGATTTGCTTGTTCTGAACTTTGAGGCCTGTCTATCAGAGAGCTCACCAAAAGTGGCATCACGCTTTATTGATGGACAATTTTGCATTATCTTATCAACATAGCTTCCATCTCCAATAACTACAGATGGTATGTCTTCGTCGGTCGATCTCTCGCAAACAACC